CAGTACACCGTCAGTGTACTCAGCACGCAACCATTGCTGGCGGCGCAGGTAGAGATCGGCTAGTGGCAGGCTGCGCTCAACTGGGCCATAACCGTAGATGCTGGTGGTGCGGCGGTTGCGTACTAGGTAGGCGAGTTCATCTGCCGAGAATTCGCCGTCAGCCTCATCTGCTTCGTCTGGGGCTGAGAATTCTGAGCGAGGGAAGCCGAAAAGGATTTGCTGGTAGGCAGGGTGTGGGGCTTGTGGGCGCATACCGCGGTCATCAATGAGTGGCTTAATAGTTGAGCCATCGAGCAACTGTAAGCCCTTCAGTTCGCCGCCTACGGTCTGCTGTGGCCATACCGCCCATGCATCGAGCACAAGGATGTCTTCGAGTGCCATGTTCAGCCAGTCCGAGAACACTAGACCGTTGCTTACATCGGGTACTTTCCAGAACGATTTGAGGCGGTTGATTTCATCGCTGAATTCGGCACGCGCTACAGCCATCGCTCTGGTGTATGACTTCTCACCAGTCTCAGCCATGACCTTTTCGGCAGCATCCTCCGAGAGTACGATGTCCCATTCGAGGCCGCTCATTTTATGTTTGATGACTTCGATGCAGCGGCGCAAGATGTCAATCTGGTCTGCGGCAGCTCGCAGGGTTTTGAACGGTACTGGGCGGGTCTCGCTGATGTTGATGTTTTGCGCGACTTGGAATTCATAACGGCGTGGGTCTGGGCGGCCGTCAGCGCGTACAGGGTTGATAGCGCCAGGCACGATAGGGATGCCAGGTGTGAATGGCACATTCGCCATGCGAGGGTCACGCGGTAAGCCGACTGCGGTGCCGTAGCCTTGCTGGGTTTGGCCTGTGGCCTGTTGCATTTGCTCGGCGGTGATGGGGGTGATTGTTGGGGTGGCTTTAGTGATTTGGTCTGCGACTCGCTTGGCGAGGTTGTCCATGAGGCCCATAGGCTGTCCTATCTCTGGGGTATGTCTCTAGTGTAGTGGCGGGGTAGGTGATGGCGGTTAGACACCGAGGTACATGATTGGGCCGTTCAAACTGTAGCCCAGTGATGCAGTAGTGAGTGTGCTCGGCAGTGCGCCTGTCACGCCGTCATAGTAGTAAGCGGCGGCTAGAGCGGTGGGTGCAGCGATAGTGCCTGATGGGATAAATGGGCTGTTGCCACCGCTCACCATTGTAAAGTTTGCGGCTACCGACTGCCCTACTGTTGCCAGCCAGTAGAGGCCAGCAGTTAGGGTTTGATTGATAGTGACTGGATAGAAGGTGTTGGCGGTCACTGGGGCGATAGTGCCTGCCTCTACAGCGAGTGTTGCTGGCTGGTCATTGCTGTTGCTGGCGTAGATGCCGAGGCGAGCTGAGGATGAGGCGAAGCCAAGGCCGCCTGTGCGTACTGCGAGGCGCGTGAAGGTGGTGGTAGTTGGCACATAGAAAGGCACTAGGTACATGCGATTCAGTGTGACTGTCACACTTGTGCCTGCGCCTGCTGTGCCGTAGTAGTAGCCTGATAGCAGTTTGCGGTTGGTCAGGATTGGTAGGGCGCTGGCATCTAGGGCTAGGTTTGCAGCGGTACTGCTGCCGCTGTTGGTTATGGGGCTGTTTACGCTGATGACACCGCTGGAGCCTGTTGCGCCTGTGTCTCCTTTAGGGCCTTGAGCGCCTGTCGCACCTGTTGCACCAGTCGCACCTGTCGCACCCTGCGGGCCAGGCGCAGTAGTAGAAACCTGATTCACTACAGGGCTAACAGTCACCTGATTCACTACAGGTGTCACAGTTATGTTGTCGGTCATGGTGCGACCTTAGCCACCACAGTCAAGTTGCCTTTCAGCAGGCTAGTCTCAACACCTGCAGGTGAGGTAATCATGAGCTCGCTAGTGTATGTGCCAGGGCTGACGCTGGTTTGGGCGGCGGTGGCATGCAGGCTGATGACACCTGTGCTGCCTGTGATGGTGATGCCGTTGCCTGTGGAGAGGGTGAGGCCGCTGCTGCTTGAGCCAAAGTTTTGGGTCATAGCAAACACTGCAGTGTAGCCTGTGATGTTTATGGGGGTGCCTGTGCTGTCAGCGTAGGTCACTGTCAAATACCAGTCGCGGCTTTGGTCGATGCTGGTAGTTGCTGGGAAGGGTGCGCTCATGAGTCTAGTGTAATGGCGTGGCAGGTATCAGCGATTAAGCCCAAGCGCCAGAGACAGCGGCAGGCACACCAGTACCCAGTTTGATGATTTGCTGATAAGTACCAGCATTCATCACAGTGCTCGACCCTGTGCTGTTCATCTGAAACTTGAATTCGATAGTGCCGCCAGTAGTCGCGTTGCTTTGAAAATAGCCCTCGACAATTGTGGTCGCGTTGGTTTGTGTTGCACCGATAGTGTTGCTGATGTTCGATGCGCTGGTGTTCACATAACGGCCAGAGTATGCGCTGCCAGGTGCGCCAGGGGAGTATTGGAAGGTGTAGCTGATGCTCACTGGTGCGTTGCTGAAAGTTGGTACCAGTTGCACCTGTGCTGCACCCGATGTGAAGGTCGCAGTGTAGTTCAGGTTCAGGCGGAAATAGTAGGTTTTACTTGCTTCGAGTGTGAGCTGGCGTGCGCCTGTAGGGAAGATGCTCACTGCAGTGGTGGTGGTTGCGGCTGAGGATGCGGCATTGCTGAAAGCCCAAGCGGTTGCGGGGATCAGGTTGCGGCCTGTAGCAGTACCACTGTTAGTGAAAGTTAGTAAGTCACCGTTGTATTCGACTGCACCCGCTAGAGGGGTGGTGAGTAGGTTTGCGGCTGGGTTTAATTTGAGCGGGGCGAAAGTGGTTGAGCCTGCAGTGAGTGGCGCGTTCAGGGTGAGTGAGCCTGTGCTGGTGCCCATGGTGATGATGGTGTCGCGCAGGGTGCCTATCTTGATGGCACCGTTAGAGCCATTAGATGGGTTGCCTGCACCCGCGTCTATGCCGACATCGCCACCGTTGCCAGAGGCTGAAGAGGTTGAGGTGCCGCCGCTGATCTGTACTACACCGCCTGCAGGGTTTGAGGGCAGACCTGTGGTGTTGGTGTTAGTGGTACCTGTGATTGCGATAGCGCCGACTGTGGTGGTTGAGGATTGGTCAGCGGGTTTCACAGTGATACCGCCTGCAGCGGCAAAGGTTGGGCCTGTAGCGCCCTGAGTGAGCACATAACCTGTAGTGCCCGCAGATAGCAGGCTAGTAGTGTTAGCGGCCGTCTGGGTGACTATCTGGGTGTTAGTAGGGGTGAGGGCAAGGTTGCTGGCGCGGTTCACACCAGTCTGAAACTGTGGGCCTGATGAGCCCTGCACTAGCGCGTCACCCAAGTTAGCGCCTGCAGTGATTAGACCAGTAGTGTTGGTGCCTGTCTGAGCGAGCAACTGGATGCCGCTCGGTGTAATCGTTAGGTTGCTGACCGATGGGGTGGCAGTGGTGACTGCAGTGGTGCGACCTTTGGCATCGACAGTGATCACTGGGATGAGTGTGCTCGACCCGTAGCTGCCTGCAGGGGATGGGCTTAGGGCTGCGAGCGTGGGGCTCGGATAGTTGCCTGTCAGGTCTCCACCCGCTGCAGCAGTCGCTGATAGTCGGCTAGTGTCGCTGGGGTGCACATGGTCTTCACGCGCATACAGCAGGCTAGTGCCGACAGCACCCACACCATCCATGAGCGGGGTAGCTGCGGCAGGCGATGGCCCTGAGCCGCCTGTGCCGATGGTCTGTGGTGTGCCAGTGGCATCGATGTATTTGAGGGCGTTGCCTGTGGAGTCTAGCCAGGTGTCACCGCTGTTCAAGTTGGCTGGTGTGGTGGGGCTGACAGGGAAACTGAAGCGTTTGCCCATTTCTAGTTTCTGTAGGCGGGCCTCAAGGTTTTGGAATAGACCAGTCAGGCTGGGTGGCAGATTGATGAATCCCATTTAGACTCCGAGCGGGGTTAGACAGTAGGTGCAGGCTGTGGCTGTCTTAGCGACAGGCATGCTGCATTTGGGGCAAAACTGGGCGAGGGCGCTTAACCCCATGATAGCCGAGGCACCATCAGCGAGCTCAGTGAGAGCCCACACTAGGGCATCCATGCGGTCAGGTGACTCTTTGCTCTCTGGCGTGTAGTTGCACATCTGATCTTCGAGGGCGGGGAAGCCACCGACATGGTGGGCGCGAGCCTGTTCATAGAGTGCGGCGATGGGTTCGGCGCGAACCAGTTTGCCGCGCGTGGCAGTCACCTTGCGATAACTGATGGTGCCATCGACCTGTCTGAGTAGCAGCTCAATCATGTCGCCACCGTTGTTGGTTTCACCGATGATGCGGTCAGCCTTGTGGCGATGGTAGGCATCGACTGCGATGCGAGCCCAGCCATCAGGTGAGGTGCGTGTGGTCAAGTCTTCGAGCACATAGTAGTGGCCGCTACTGGAGATGCCTGCCACAACGATGCCTGTCTCATCGGAGTCATTGCCGCTGGTAACTGCAGGGTCAATAGCGACCACTATACGCACTAGAGGTGGATGCTCTGTGACGCGAGCCTGCTCGATGAGGTCATGGTTCCAGAGTGCGCCTTCCATGGTGTCAACGATTTCACCGTAGAGTTCTTGGCGGCCGAGGCGTGTGCCCTCATAGCGTAGGCGGAATTCCGCGAGCGCGGATGGGGCTAGGTTAGCGGCGTTGTCGAAGGTGCTACCTCTGACGATGTGTACGCCGTCACGCGCCACCAGTTCCTTGATTAGTTTGACTGGGCGGGGTGTGGTGGTGACGATGGTTTGCGGATGCTGACCGAGGCGTAGAGCAAACTGGTACTGATGCCAGGCATCAGGGTATTTGAATGCTGCGAGCTCATCGAACCAGCCGCCATGAAACTGTGGCCCGCGCAAGCGGTTAGGTTCCTCACC